AATTGGACCGAAACGTCATGGTAGTTCTGGATATGCTAAAGAAATACTTGAAAATATATCCCCAGAAAGAAAATCGTGGATTAGAAGAAATGCAGATAGACTTTTTGCAACCGGTGTCTACACAGCAGAAGAGCTCAAGAAATTGGGTGCAACTTTAAGTGAGAAGGTTGGAGAGGCTGGTGAGAAGGTTGGAAATGCAGTTAATTCATCAGCTGCATATACGTCCACCACCATATCCAATGCCGTTAGTAATGTAAGTAATGGTGGTGGTGGTGGTAATAATAATCCATTTATTTCAGATCAAGCAATGACAGATGTTATGTTCGGTCATGCAATGTTTTAAGGAGGAGTAAAAATGGGAACAGGAGGAAAAGGAACAGATCCACGAAGAGCATATAGAAGTGCATACTTCGATGAAGAAATTAATTTTATCATAGGTTATCCACCGCAAGGGGCTACCGATAAAGATTATGGAACAAGGATAGATACCGTAATAAAAAATTCAATGCCATTAGTGCATATACAACCTGGAATACCAAACTTTACATTGGGTCTTGATTTAATGAGAAGAGAACCAGCATTTCGAAACTCTTCCTTCGAAGATCAGTATGCAAGCCCTCAATTAGATCGTTTGGATTCGAGAAGTGATTATGTTACACTTTTGAGAAAACTCGGATTTTCCTTAAAACAACCGAAGCCGAACGTTACTGGTTTTTTATCATGTGCTTATTTAGCCGATTCATTTCCAACAGATACTTTTACAAATGAATATGGAGAAAACTTCCTTCAGAAAATGACCAATGTTGGTGGTGAGGGTCTGCATGGAATAACCCAGATGCTGGGTGGTCGATCTCTAACTGACACCATAGACCAAATGGCAAAAGGAGGAGGAGTCGTTGGAACGGGAGCCAAAGCTGTTAAAGGTGGTCTTGATATGTTAGGAAGTATGGCACAAGAATATGGAGGCCCGACTCTCAACCGGATTGTTAATAATGCTAATGTTTTAGCAGCCGGTGGAAGAATCGATTTTCCAATGCTATGGAAAAATAGTACCTACACACCATCATACACAATGACAATACGATTATACAACCCAAACCCGAATAGCGAAAGAGCAACAGCCAAATATATAATTGGTCCTATAGCCGCTCTTCTATTATTAGGATTACCACAATCAGTTGGTGAGGGAGCATATTCGTGGCCATTTATTCACCAATTCTGGTCTCCAGGAATATATAATCTTGATCCTGGGTATATAGCAAGTGTAACTGTTGTAAAGGGTGGTGATCAACAGCAAATTTCTTGGAAGCAAAGAATGGGTGTTGTAGATGTTAGGATTGATTTTGGTAGTGTATTTAATAGTATTTTATCAGCATCTTCAGCATCTCGACAAAGACCAACACTTAAAGGTTATTTAAATGCTATGGCTGATGAAAAATTTGGTGTGGTGGGGATAACGGATTTTAGTAAAGTTAATAATGAAACGGATCAAAGCCCAGCTACTATACAAAAAACTAAAAATATTGGTGCTAATGCTGGTGGTTTAACAAATTCACAGATAAAAGATTATCAACAAAACTTATCAGCTAGACGCGGCACATTGGCGACAACACAATCTAAAACACAGTTAGATTTAACAGAGGTGGGTGAAACTATTAAAGCAAGAGTTTCTAAGGATATTAAAGAAATTGCTGATAATCTTATCGGCTTGATTCCTACTGGAGTGAAAATTAGTTTTTAACAGAATAGATTTCTAAAACTTATTGTAATGTATAAAGCCACAAATAACTCAAGGGAAATTTTGTCTCTTTGAGAAGTTTTACCAGAAGTAGAATATATCGATTCAAACATAGAATTCGTGAATACTACAATCAAATTCCTAAATAAAAATGAATCTTTATAATTCCTAACCATCATAAACTTTTTAACTATCTTAAAGAAGTTAGGTCCACATAAGCTTGAGGTATCAAGTATTTCTTTTAAAAAACTGGTTAAAATAATTTTTACATTGTCTTGCGACGACTTGTTATGAATTATAGTTATGATACCTTCGGCTAAATTATTTTTTACACGACTGATCGTCTTGGCTTCTTCTATTGCTTTTCTATCATAGTTTTTATAAACATACATACTTTTCAAAAATCTTTCTATCGCTGCTGTCTTTCCGGTGTCAGCAGTTGTTGTTTGAAACATATTTTTATCATCGTCTGATGGAGCTTCTTTCTCTGATCCTATTGATTTCCCATCAACAATATTTCTATGGTACGCGTTCATAAAAGATCTCGTACTTTGATTAACTCGATCTTTACCATCGTGCATAAAGCGAATCATCAATTCAGGATTCCACTCACTATTTTTTATTTTGGTATAAAATTTTTTATGAATATGTTTAGTCAAAAATACCAAAGCGCTAGCAATTGTTTTATGTTTAAGAAATAGATGGACCTTTACAACATTCTCCATTGTGTATCGAAAAACATCTGGATTGCAAAAATTTGGAAGGAATTTGTGATAACTACCTCCATAAGCTTTTATCATAAAATAAATTAATATGTCTTCTGCCATTTTTTCTTTATTGGCTTTTGCAAATCGATAATATAGATAACCTAAAATAAATGTAAATGGAACTCTATAAGTTGAACCTTTACCTTTTGTTCCTGCTTCATTAGCATTTTGTTTTGCTGCATTGCGTACAAATTTTTCATCTACACCAAGTTCTCTGTAGAGCTTAAATTGAAATAGTTTGGTGTGAATTTCAGCACATGGCTCACTCAAAGCATTAAGATGTACACCAACCTCTTTTGCTATTAATCTATACACTCTCTGTGGATTAAATTTTATTTTTTTATCTAATATCTCCATTATGAGAACACCCTTATGATCATATTATCTTCATCAAAATATACATACTCAGGCCCATAACGAAGTAGAGTTTCTTGAGTGAAATCATTTATATCAAAGTTAAAGAATATACTTGACTGAGGCTGTCTCAAAACAACATGATCAACACCTTCAAGCCCTTGAACGACATCTATAATTTCCGAGCGATATATATTTTTGTTAATACCGAACCTACTTGTAAATTCTGTTGATATCGCTGTTACCACGGAATCTCTTAGATTACCATTTGTTGCTGAATAAGTGGATGATTTAAAAACATCTATTTCAAGAATTAATGGTATATCATAACTTGGATCGACCCAACCAAAAACTGAGAAAATATATTTACGATTCTTATTCGTAACGAAAACCATATTGTCTGATTTTGGTGTTATAAATGTGAATGTGAGTGCTGTTGCATCAGCTAATACAGCAATGTTATTATCTTGACCGGCAAATGAACCCTTACCATTCAGAACAATATATCTATCACCGCTACTACCAGATATAGGCGGGACAGATAGAATATCTATGACAGGGAGGATACTAACATCGTTTAACTGCATGTTCTCCAGTTCACCAGTTGTATTGGCTAACTTGAAATTAACAAAGTCGGTTAACATTTTATAATCTTTGAATGTTACTTCAGTGATCAATTTTTGCATAACGGTAGTTTCAAATGAAACTTGATCTATTGAATCGTAGTAGTCTTTTTCTACCACAGGAATATCATACACAATATATCCAGTTGAATCTGACACGACATTTGATGTTGAAAAATCAGATAGATCTTTTCTAAATGTAAATGTTGTTTGATACTGACCGATTAAACCGTCACTTGGGTGACTGATTGTAAAATAATAGGTATTTTCATTAGAAGGCAAAACGGTATAATCTGGAAAAGAGAAAGTGAATTGGCTTGCTGTAGCATCATTGATCATATCATAATCTTGACCAGTTTCCAATATTTCTATTTCGCATGATGTTGTTTCAGAATCAGTTTCACTAGATGTATATGATAGTGTAAATTCAGCGCCAGAACCAACTTGTTTTACATCTAATTTTGTAGCTGTGATGTTGTATGGATCTCCGTAGCTGGTGACAAGAACTGGAATCTGTTCAATTTCAGTTACAATATAAAAATATGTTGCGATGGTATTTAGAACTTCAATTTGCATATCAAAAATAGTGAGATAATTGACACCATTATGGGATATGACTGTGTGTTTGGGAACGTATGTGTTTGTGAAAGTATGATATAGATTTCTTGATGGAACAATTTCACTATTAAAATTCAATGTGGTAAATAATGATATTTCATTAACTTTTATATCCGATCTTTTGAGAACTGGGAGAGAGTTCTGATTTAAAGGTGAATCATCAATAATAACATTAGCATTAATATAATCATTTTCAGAAACCAAACGTTCCAGAGCTGTCAAGTTTGTTATTGCATTTCTTCTAATTTCATCTAAAGATTCTTCGTCATCACCACCTATAGCCGCTTCAGTATTTGTTATTGAGTAATTAACAATTTGAGTTAATCCAGCTACTGTTGTGCTGTAAATTCTTTGTCCTTGTGTAACCGTTCCAATAACAACATTTCCATTCTCACCATCTGTAATTTGAGTTGTTACTCTAACTTTTGAACCTCCAGGTGGTTGATAACCAATCAGTCCATTTCCAAATTGAAGTGTAAAACCATCATCCGTTCTCCTGACAACATAGCCTTTTGTTGTGGCTTCCATCAAAAACAAACTTGCAATTTCTGTGTATTCAGTATATCCAGCTTGTTCAAGTTCCTGCACTTCAACAACAACATCACTAATTTTTCCATCTATAAGTACGTCCAAGGTAATAAATTGATATACCTGTAAGTCCTCATTAATTTGAAATTCTTGTTCGTCTTCTTTATATTGACTAAACGGCAATACAAAATAAGCAACTTGTTCAGATATTGTTACAGGCATATTAAAGACTTTTGTGCCTTCAGTTAAAACCGCTGTTACGGAAGCGTTGTTTGTGACGGTGACTTCTGTTGACCAATACGAACTAAAAATAATATCATCAGTTCCTTTAACTTCAAATCCTTCTGGAATTGAAAAGGTAGCAACATTATCTTCAAAAGTTAAAGGAACAGCAAATAAAACATTTAGAGAAGATGATGTAGCTGTTTCTGCACTATAACCTAGATATGCAGCTAAATTATATATAGAAGATGGAAGTTGAGCTTTTGTGAGAAAAAATTCTTTATACGTTGAAATTTGATAAAATAAAACATTGGATGTGATAGTAGATAGAATTTCCACCATGAATGATAAAAAAGATGATTTTGTCAGATCAACATTCTCAAGTTCCAAATAGGTTTGAAGGAACGTTATAATCTGAGATCTTATTTGATCCCTACTTTTATATACTGCTTCAGATGTTGTTGTCGTTGTCGCCATATCTAATCTCCAATCTCCTTAGACAAAATAGAAACCACTATTTTTATCATAGAATGTGTTTTTTAATCTTTCTCTTATAATTTCATTCTTAAGTAAAAGCCTTGTCAAAAATGTTGAATTAGGAATGGTGTGAATATTTTTATCATAATCAAAGAAAACATATGTATCTTGAACTTGTTCTTCAAGTTGGGTTTCAGTAACACTCTGTTCAACCTTTACTCTAACCCTCCAAAAAGTAAAATCAGTATTAACCGATTTCTCAACACCAGAAACATTATAAACTGGATAGACATCATTAGTTGGCCTTAGAAAATTTTGCTCAAATTTGATTTTGTCATTTGGCAATGGTGTAATGCCATAAGAACTCGGTATTACAAATGATGTTTCACCTTCTTTTACATAACCAATATCCTGAGCATCAAAAGATGTAGTAATTTCTTCTGAATAATAAATTGGGAGCAACAATATTTTATTCCATCTAACTCCACTGAATTCACCAACTCGATCATATGACCCAGCAAAAACATTTTCATCTTCCCAAATTGTTTCAGGGCCATCTATATGATAATAAGTTGATAAAAAGGAAACAACATTCTCAGCATACTTATCATACACCATACGTTGATATTCGTTGATGTATGTATATATGTTACTAAATTTTTGTGCCATTATATTTGTTGTTCCTCTATTGGTACTGTTGAATCATCAAATTTAATAGAAATTTCACCACGCTCACCTTTGAAACCACACTCAAGATTAACATTAAAACCTTTTTTATCTGGCAATAGTGTTATAAATATATTCAATATTTCAGCTCTAGCATCATAGTTTTCAATTCTAGTTTGAACTTCTGTTTTAATAGCTTCCACTGTTCCATCATCAGCTGGCTCAAAAATGAGTTTATATAAATTACTACCAAAATTGGGATCATAGATATATGACCCCAACGGTGTTAGTAAAATATTATTCCAGGAGTTTAATATGACATCTATATTTCGTATTCTTTTAAAATCCCCAATAGAAGAAATTCTCGGAATGAAATCGTGAGGCTGTACATCCGTTCCTACTGCCGATTTAATAAAACGTTCTAAAAGATTAGCCATTTTTCAACTCCTTGATCAATTTTTCTTTATCCTCTTCTAGCTTGTTTTTCCATTTGAGCATATTCTTTAATTTAAGAACAGGCATATTCATAACACTATCATATGGTTGCTTTAATAATTCAATTGCAGCGAAAACTTCATCTTCCCAATTCTTTTTGAAGGATTCAATATCATTTTCACTATTCGAGTGTGTGTACCATACGAAAAAAGTTATCGACCAAATCAAGGTCTAGTTCCTCCTCTTCACCACACATAGGACAAGTCACTCTCATCTTCAACTCAATCCCGTAGCTGCCCAATTTATCTTTATACTCTTTGAATATTGCCCTCTTATCGTTTGGGGGTAATGCTCTGTAAGCATCCACAATATCTTCTCGTGTTGAATAAACTACTGAATCCTGGCCTTTAACATTTTCCGTAAAATTCTCAATGATTAAAGTTTCAGTCATAAGATCAAGTACTTTAGAATTATTACCAGCCAGCTTCATTGCTTCTTGTTCATCTTTTAAAGTCGGCTGTCTAATGGATACACTAACACTATCCATAACAGGTAGCTGTATCTGAAACTTGGCGTCTAGAATATTTTGATCTTCTGGATATGAATTCATTGAAAATGTTGATGATGCTTTTATCGTGATCGCATGAGTTTTTCCACATGAGCCACACGATACATCATAATTACGAACTTCTTCATAAGTGATATGATACAATCCATATAATAATGCATCCCTATCCTTCAATGTCAGCTTCGTCAAAAAGTCTTCAAAAGATTTAACATCATTTGGTGGGACTGTAACACAATCAAAAATACAACGATTTAAATGATCTGTCACAACAGAAGGAGAAAGAAGACTTCCTTTGAGCCTCTCTTCCTCCTGAACTGACATTGATTTAAGTCTAAAAGACTTGTTGGTATGTGGCGTTATGACCTCATACTCTGGAAATTTCTGTTGAAATCCTGTAAACATGGTTATGTCTCCTTTCCGTTCTCTATTTATTAATTATTCTAAATACGATTTTAGGTTCCAGCACTAATGCGGTTACCATAATTTTCAATACTTGCTTTAGCAGCATAAACACTATCAGATAATGATTGACATTTTGTTTTAACCCAGTTTTCATGCCAAATATAATCTACATTGAATTCAACTTCAATGTCTAGACGCCCGACAGTTTCTACATCACTGGTAAAAAGATCTTGTGGATCTTTAGTTGGAAAAACACCATCATAAGCAGCATAATATTCAACCTGTTTTCCATCTGGAGCTGTGGTCCAATAATACATAATAGCAGCATATGTTGATTTGGTATATCCAGATAACGAATCTGTATCTTGTAGATTAGACACACCGGTTCTGTAGTCTCGAATCATTTTTACCCAACCATGCATAATGTTAGTTGTTGGTGTTCCATTGAATTCTAAAAACTTAACTGACACAGAGTTTCCATAGTCAATGTTTCCAGGGACTGCCCATTTGATACCACCCAACCCAGTGTATTCAATTTTGTTGAGTGTTCCACCTGGAGGTGTTACTGAAAGACAGGCACCAGCCATATAATTTCCTAGGTCTAATATGTTGTCAAAACCAGTGTATGATTTCAAACCAACTGGAAGTGCAGCCATGTAAATGAAATGATAACCTGTTAGATATGGATCGGCCACACCAGTAAGTGTACCACCAAAGTTTCTGGATAACCTATTGCCTGGGACCTTTGCGAACGAATTTTTTAAAGCCATCTTGATGTCCTCCGTTTTATTTATAAACTCTTCTCCCGTTTTTTAATCTGAGAAATTACATCACCCCAATCACCATTTTTTATAAGAACAACTTTATCATCAATATAAAAATCGGCAATAATTTTTTCTCCTGTTATACGATCAAAATATATTCCATAGTTGATCAAATAATTTTTTATATTTTGAATCTCGTCTTCGAGATCGTATGCAAATGTATCAGCATTTTCCTGACTAGCTCTAGTTGTGAAAATGACAATTTCATACCCTTTACTCTTCAAATATTCTATAGATTTTTTAGCAGCTGGAAATGGATCATCATCCAACTTACCATCATTCCAACCAGACTTAGCTGAATATATAGTCTTATCAAAATCTATCATAACTCTACCGAATTTTCCACCCCTTTCTTCAAGAGGTTTTGGATTTTCGTCGTTTTCGTCATCATCTCTATTTCTCATGATTGGAGGAGTTGGGGAATCAATAGCAAAACCACCTACAGCTTCATCAGCTATAGTTTTCAATTCATCAAAAAATTCAGATAATTGTTTTGCTAGATCCTGTATATTCATGTATGAATCTCCATTGAGTCTATATCTTTTAATTTTGTTCTACCTTTTTACCGAAGTCTCATATCTATATATATTAATAAGTGAGCAGACGTATTGACTGCTTAATTTTTTATTAGGAGGTGAAGTCAATTTGAAATTTGTCTTACCCAACAATTCGAAAAATAGTTTGATAAAAGCAGCAAACCTCGTTAAAGAAGGTTTTGCGAAATGGGAAAAAATGACAAAAACAAAACGAAATATTATATCGGGTGTTTCGTTTGTTATGACAGGTCTTTTTCTTCCAAAAGCTATGCTCATGCTCGTCGTTTCATCGGTTTATGCTGGTAGACATATGTACCTGAATGGTGAAGTTGAAAGAGCAGCAGAGGAAATCGTTATAAAAACAGACTGCTCCTGTTCAGAGCCCGAAGTCGGACATCTGTAATCACTGTGTTACTGGGGTCACGGTTAGTGACCCCAGCTATATACCTATTTTTACTTGATGAAGAAGTTAAGTTCAATTCTTTCAACAACTCTGGTTGGTGTCAATGTAACATTAACATGAAAAACCTTAGTTTTTCTTTCGTAGTCAGTAGCACTGACTTCAACCTCATAATTGTCCAGACCTCTTCTATTTTTGATGACTTCCAAGAAGTTGGTAACTTCACTGGCTACCTGACCCCAAGTTATCTCATCATTTTGCTCGAATATAAAGAAACGACAGAACTGTTCTAATGCTCTCTTACAGAACAGAACCAATCTAACGATGTTAAGATCTTGCAAAGCACTTGGTTTTGCCTGTGATGTTAGCTGACCCCAAACAACATATCCCTGAGCAAACTTAACAATTGGATTCAGTTGTTTTAGATACATCTGATCTCTCTGACCCAAACGTGGATTATAACGCAAATCCTTGATGGTATCAATTGATGCTCTATTAAAACCAGCAGCAGCAAACCAGATTTCTGCAACATTATCATTTCTTGGAATCAAATAAGACATATGATAAATTGGTGAGAACCAAATATCAGAACCAGTAAATGGATCAGAAACTTTATTATAAGGTTCATACATTGCAATATAAAAATTGTTGAATGTATTGGTGTTGTTTCTGGTCGATAAAGCAATATTTACTGTTGAGTTATCACCATTGTCGATGATTCCGACACAATCTTTTCTTGTCTGACATAGTGTACTAATTGCACTCTTTACATCAGCTGGATAACCAGCATCATAGACCAGTGAGAAATAAATCAACTCTGGATCAAGTAGGTTATCATCTATGATTCCAGTATAGGCTTGTTCTAATAGAGTCTCAGCTTCGGCTGTATCAACAGCTCCAGTTCCAGTTCTCAATGAACCTTCAGAACCTTGTCTTAATGGAACAGGAATTGAAGATGTAAAAAGATCAGCAACACTGACATTAGATTTACGAATTTTATAAGTGATTTTTTCTTCTGCGGTTGTTACGAGAGTTCCGGTATCACCAAGCCATCCTGGGGATGCACCTGACAAAGCTCTAGTTGGGTAAACTGTGATAGTTTCGTTATCAACACCACTGGAAGCACCCAACCAACCCCACACGGAATTCCCTCTTGCGTCTTTGGCAATTACGACATAAGTTGCATTTCCTATTGCAGGAGTTTTTTGCCAATCTGAGAAATCTTGTTTGTCATCTGTGATTGTCATACTAACTAGATCAACATCGACATTACCAATTTCATTATCATAATTCTTGGCAATAAGCTTATATCCATCTGTATATTCTCCGCTTGACAGTTCCATTTCTGCTCTCAGGATAGTGGAATAAGTTTCAAGAACAGAAACAATAAATATTGAATCTCCACCATTATCAACTGCATTTGGGTCAAAGGACACTGCAAACGATTCTATGATAACATCGTCACCGTCTGTTTGTCGTTCATAGATATCCATTGTATACATACTATCGAGAGTTGGATTAGCTGCTTCGGTGATTCTAACCCCTATTCCATTGTAGTAATCACCTCTTCCGATTGGATATAGGAATGCCAAAGGTTGGGTGTCAACAACAGTAGCCAAGTTTGTTTGAAGCTCTCCTAAAGTATTCAAACTGGCAACATAGGTAATAGAGAGTGATGCAGTCGCGTCTCCACTGGCCAGTTGGGTGTCAATTCTCATATTTGAAAACGTTGCATCATCTGGAAGAACTCTCATCCAATACAAAGATCCAGATTCTCCTAAATGATTATAAGCAATGTATGGTCCTTGACCAAAGTTCTTGCCATAATCATTGATGTTTGGTTCGCCCCATTCGGAAACAAACTCCGCACGAGACCCAACGAAAATGATTTCGTTGTCTCGACCTTTCCTCGTAAATCCATTGATCAGACCAATTGATGATGGTACGACCTGGACAAAGGTTGAAAGATCAATTATTTTGGTGTACACCCCAGGTGAAATATTTGCCATTTTAATATCCTCCGCTATCAAGTAATAGATTTTTTTGTTTTAAATTTAATTTTTTCTTCACTCTAAATATAATCTTCCTTGATAACTGATTGCCTCTAAGCAATTCGGCATTTAATAATCTTAAGTATTTTTTCCACAAAATTCTATTATAGTTTGTTTTTGTGTGGCAAGAAACGCATAAATATATTACATTTCTTCGCCTATTATCTTTTTTTATATAATTTATATGGTGCAGATTCTTTTTATATCTACCCTTCAATTTACTTAAACAAATTCCACATAAGTAGGTTTGTTCTTTTAAAATTTGTTGTCTAAAACCAACATCAAAAAATTTAGCATCATATTCTGTGTGATAATTTTTTGGTTTTATTTCTTTTCGTTGCTTATTTTTAATTATTTCAGCTTTTTCTTTTCCATACATTTCCTCATAAGTTTTTCCAAGTTTATGAGTGCGATATTTCTTCATATTTTCAGATGTATGTTTTCTTCCAAAAAATGGATTGTTTTCACCAACATATCTTTTAGAAAATATGTTTGATAAATTCGCTTTTAATTTTTCAGACTTTTCTAGACCATGTATTTCTTCATATGTTTTTCCTTTATTAGGACCTTTCCCACACCTTCTAGTCCAATGATTATTTCCTTCTGTTAATTTTCTTCTACGATCCAGAATATCTTTATCGTTTGAAACACATTTGGTTGAACAAAATTCATGATACCCTATAGAAATATTTTTATATCGTGTCTTCTCTCCACAATAACATATTCCTTCATCATCCTTTTTTAAATATGTATCATAATATTCTTTGCTTGTTATTTTATGTGCCTGTGAAAAATGTCTTTGTAAAGATAATAAAATATTGAAATTTCTTTTGCATATTTCACATGTTTTGCCCTTTCTGCTATTCACCATTATAATCCTATTTTATACGTAAATATACCAAATAAAAATGATCCGACGATCTACTGTTTTTATTAGGGTTGGAAACGTGACTCGGGCGAACAAACTAAACTGTCCATTATATCCTGGATTGCGTGACTCTGCTGTATAAAGCCCCGCTTCACTTATCTGTTTTCCATTGCATAATGCTGTACCCATAGTCGTTGTAATTTTTCCTATTAACCATTTATCTTCATTATTAAAATCTCTTTCGAACTCGACGTTATCAAAGGGATATTTATAATATCCGGTGTTGGGGTAGATTCCACCGGCTACATGATAGTCAGCAGCTGATGAGTCAGTCGCACTTATCATGACCAGAGAACTAAGCTCAATATCAGTTAGTGTTGGTGGTATTGGAACCAATGGATCAGCGACCCGAACTCCACCAGCACCAAATCCCATCCAATATAAAAATTCATCTTTTGTTGGTGTTGCACTTGAGTTCTCAACATCGAATATTCTTTGAACGACATACTCTCTGGCAAGATAAACGATTAAATTACTTTTATTTAAAAGTTTCTTCTGTCCACTATCATCAACCTCCCAAATCTCAACCCATCCTTTGGGTCTTCGTTCAGAACTTTGACCGGCAAAAACTGCATCACCTAAGCAATGATCTCCATATCTCTCTTCTGCTATGACTTCGATATCCTTAAGTTTTGATTTATTTGTCATGATTTTATATATCCCTTACAAAAATTTTCTATTTCTAAATCCATTTACTTTTTGTTCTAGTTTTTTTAAGAATAGCGTTTTAGCTATATATATTAATAAGTGATATAAACAAAGGAGGATTATAATGATTAAGGTAGCAATAATCGTAATCGCAGTATTGGCCCTCGGAGCTTTGAAAAGAGCAATCATGAAACATTATTAAAAATAGGAGGTTAAAGGTATGATGGCATCCGCAATTATAATTGCAACATTGATCGTGGAAACGGTCATATACGTAATGGGGGTTAAGTGTGGAATATTTACTCCCAAACACAAGCGAGTTAATAGATGAGATGAGGAGGAGAGGGTGATGCAGCTGATCACCCTCCCCATCTTTTTTTGTCTTATATATTCTTTAGACGCATGTGAGGAACCTTCTCGAAGGATTTGACATGATAAGCTTCAAGGTCTTCTTCAATCTGATATCCCGTAATTCCAGTTACATCTTGAAGGTCGACTTTCATTCCGTTTATTCCATCCTTTCGGACAATATAAACATTTTGGGAGGCTCTTGTTGATAGTTGTAAGCCGTGATCGGAATAGTCATTCCCACCACACAAACTTCCAGAACGAGCGTGAAGGTCAGTTATTTGAGCTGCATGATAATGACCCCAAATAACATAGTCTATTTTCTCCCCGATATGATCTGTCCATTTAGTTTTTATTTTTTGAATTTGAGTTGATACGTTACCATTTTTAATAGTGTGACCGTGAATGACTAAGATATTTTTATTAAGAACTCGAACAACATGCTCCTGAATAGGTTTATTCAAGAATACAATTCCTTTTGACTTTCTAAACATCAAACGAAGCATTTCAAATATCATTGTATCATAATTATCGGATACCATCATATCACTATGACCCATCTCTTTACTAACACGACTTTCATTACCACTTACATAAGTCACTTCAAGATTAAACGATCTATTCATATCCATCAAAAACTGCTCCAGTAAAATACTAGAAAGAGCTGTTGCTCTGGCACGATTGGTGGCCATATTCATAAGTTCATCTAATCGTCTATCAGAATTGATAAGATCACCCGTTAATGCAATCATAACCTTTTTAATATTATATGCACCGAAAATTCGTTTGGCTTCCAATGCAAACTTTTTCAGTCGTTGTGATCCAATTCTAAAATCGAATTGATTATGTCGTAAATTGATAAGTTCATTAAAATGAGCATCACTGATTTGCATGATTCCTTGAGCATTAGGATTGTATGATTTGTGGATGGTGGGTTGGTATAATCCTCTTCCGTCGATGGCGGTTGTAAGTTCTGTTACATAATCTCCTATTGCGGAAGCATATCTAAACTCACTTCTAACCTTTCTTTCAACTCTTTGTTGATCTCTTAATCTTTGATTTCGCATCTCTAAAGAAAGGGCTTGTCGCGTCATACTATCAGTTGTTACAACATCCAACAAATGTCCATATACACTTACCGTCTGACGAACATAACGAGTACTACAACCTAAATCTCTAGATATTGATATATGGGTGACACCTTGAGCTTTGAGTTCGAGAATTTCTATTTGTAAATCGGAAAGCTGAACATTTTCTGGGGGTGTGAAATAATTCTGCATAGTTTATCTCCTATTAGATCTTTGAATTTATAGTATGTTCTCGTTTTTAAAAATAGTTCTCGATAGTTCTACTATAAAAGTTTATTAATCAAATAAGGGCATCTTTGCCATTTAACAAAACTATCTCCCAAATTAAGTATATCAAATTCTAATTTTTCACAACATTTACCACATCTATTACAAGGAATTTCACAAGATGGAAATAATAAAAGATTTATTACTTTTGGGAATTCTTTACATATTTCAGGTCTTTTATCATAGATTGAACATTTATATATTATCATGCTAAATTGAGCTTGAGCTTGAGCTCGTTGATGAAGAACTTACCGAACTCGAACTCAATGAGCTTGAACTGAATGAGAAACTCAATGAGCTTGAACTCGTTGACGAACTCGATGAGCTTGAACTGGTTGATGAACTCGATGAGCTTGAACTGGAAGAAGTAGAACTGGATGAACTACTTGAGCTGACCGATGAACTAGAACTCGAAGAACTGGATGAACCGGTCACATCCTCAATTATAATGACACATAAATCCTGACCGGCCACACAATCGAATGTTCCACCATAATCATAATCAGCCATACCACCAGTTTGAATGTGAACATAATTCACATTCGTATTCGAAGTTTCATCTGTGAATGGTGTTATATCACCACTAACTTCGATATTATCAATTATGATTCCAGCATTGGTTGCATCATATGGAATACACATAAGACCGTCTGTAATTTCATCTTCTATTTGAAATTGCATTTCCACCGGAATATCAGATACAATTCCAAGATCAAAATATGATCCACAATCATATGTGTCTCTCTGATAGTAAATATTTGTAGAAGTAGAATCAGAATCAATACATATCGTTTGGACATCAGTACTATCTATATTCAGAGCACAGCAAGGTATCCCATCAGCGGTTGCATAATCATACACCTTATGTTCAATTTCAATTGTTCCTAAAACATCTTCTAAAACAAGACTATTAAAAAGTCTGTTTCTAAATTGAAGTGCTTCAAAGAGAATGAATCTTGCTCGATACGGTTTAAAGAAATTAACAACAGGTTTCAGATCTTTAAAGAATGCAGATAGACCATCAACCATATAGGCAAAGTTTATAAAACCAAACCCAATATTATTTCTAACCCATATTGATAAATCATTGATTAGAGAACTTAAAACATCTATTGGGAAATCAGTCGTTAAAAGATCATCTATATCTGTTTTTAAAGTTGGGTCCAATACAGATAATATATTTTTTGCGTCTGTTAGATTTTGTAAAAAGTTTGATGGTTGAATTCTAGTGTATTGATCGTAGTAAGCGTCCAATCTAATAAGAATTCCTTCTCTCGTTTTCGGTTGGCTGGTTAAAGATTCATAATCCGATTTAATTTGTACGAAGTTTGTGTCTGTTCCGTCATAACATAAAAATAAATCTCCATCAACTCCTGTTGGGAAATAGGTATTGAACACATATAATACACCAAGATATAAACCCAAGAGAGAAGATATTCCAGCGGTTGTTCGTATTTCCGCGTTCTGTGGTAATGTCCCCCCTCCGGAATATACCTCATATTGATCTTGAATTCGTCTGCTTAATATTGCAGATTCTGGACCCTCAGTATCGATTACAGGTCTAATACCAATATAAGGAGCCTTCGAGGGGAGATTGATTTTTTCTATATTATGAAGTGCTAAGATTTGTGCTTCCGTATATAACCAATGTGGGTCTGAATCAGTAAACTCTGGATATTCAACATTTAAAACTCCAGGATTAACAGTTGTTCCAGCAATGGCATTACCACGAAATATTAAAGAAGTGTTACTTTCCAATCTCAGAAAAAATTCAAATATGTCAACTTCAGCTAATCCATAATACTGAAGAACATCGACTAATGCTTGAGGAGTTCCTTTAACTTTATAAAGGTTAACAAGATCAAGCATGAGAGCAACTTTAGTTGATAGTGGGTTTTCATCATAGTCTCGAAGAGTTACAGAATAATTATATCCAAAACTTCTAAATAATTCATCGAGATCCGAATTGCTCATTGAATATGGATCTGAGAGTGTGGATGTTGTTTTAACAACGGTTTTATGAGCAGAATATAAATCAACGAGAAATTTTCTAAGTCTTTTATAATCAGCTGTGTTATAAGATAACTGATCGATAACATTACCAAAATATATATCTGAACGAGCGTCCTGATCTTTGGCTTCGGCATTTAAGGTGTCGGTGAGGCTACTTGGATTTGCGCCGTTTGCCGATCTTAAAATATCCCAGAATATATCTATATTAAAAGACAAATTTTATTCCTCCTATTTATATACAGCCACCTACATTACGAACATATTGATTGGATGTGGTTTTAAAGTATTCATCTATAAGTACCAACTCGAACATATTTTCCAATACTAACACGGTTCCAGATACCACAGTTATATTGTTATATCTTGAAACATCTCCATAAATTTTTAATTTTAAATACAGGTAAATTAATTGAGATAGATTTGTCGATAGACTATTATAATTAACTGTTAAGATTCCAGATGTGGAATCAAACACTGCAACAGAAGCCGTTGAATCTATAATCGTTACTCCCGTTGAATCCTGACGATAAGCAAGCAATGAATCGAGCAATGTTAAATCACCTTGATCCAATAGAAATATGTTATCACCGGCATCGTTCAATTGCAGATAGTTTGCTGCGGCTCCAAATACCATCATACGCGATCTAACTAAGGACGGCCAATTGGCGTTAGACATACCACCACTATATTTATATTTATAAAAATTTTCAGAATAATTTTCATTGAATAGCAATTCCACAACTGATCCTGTTGACAACCAGATTGTATCGATATCAACTGGCGCAGGAACCACAAACTTATTAAGGGATGAATTTATAACAAATTCATAGAACCAATGCTGTAGCTCTGGAACAAGTTTTACAGAGACTACCTCATGAAGTGCTGCTCCAATGCATTCTGACAATTATTTATCCTCACTCTTCATTGATATCAGTTTTTAGACAGTTACCTGTACTAAGCATGTCTAATGTATGAATGAATAAAACGTATGGTGGAAATTGATTAAAATCAATGCTATTTTTATTTGGATTATCTGAACTCCACATTCCACTGTGAAATCTGATCATGAGCTCTAAAGTTTTTACTTGCTCATCGCTAAATATTTCTTTCAGTGTTGATTCGTTTTCAGCTATAACATCACCCATTATCCTGTCGTGATTGGTGGCGGTGTGTTTCATTGTGCCATTCCGTCCATACTTAAAAGCGTCATGCCAAACAATAGCCAATAACACAATATCACATTCTGATGTCTTCTTATTTACTCCAAACATTCTAAGAATTTTATATGTTCCGTAAAGCATTTCATAGACATGCTCTGCACAGGATGGGACTCTTCCATTTTCTTTCTTATGATACTTTCCCGTTGAAGATGTTGGTAGCTCCCAAATATTCGGAAACAATCCATTCAATTGTTTCCACAGAGCGTAAGCCCTGTTCGTTAAACCTTTTTCCAATAAATCATTAATTGCTTTTGTATACACAATTCTCGTTTCCTTTCCATTTATTATTTGTTCTCTATTAAATTTTTATTTCGTCATCAATTTTCGTAACGTTTCCACCATTTAATTGTGTAAGAAATTTATTCATTGACCTATCGGCAAACCAAAAAGTTACAGAAGATATGGTAAGATAAGTCACGACACCAGTAATCTCAGTGAATATACCAACGGCTTGAACGCTTGTTAGTGAAATACCATTTTGTTGCATTATACGCCATGCCAACATAGTTATCCAGGTTGTAACACCACATAAATATACGGTCAAAGCTGGTCTTAACATTCCTCGAACAAAATCACTCAACCCAAATAATGTTGCTATTAAAGACGCCAGTGGAAGTGTAATAATCTTCCATCTTCCTGTGACAGAAAATAATTTTTCAATCCATTTGTTATTGAACAAGGCCTTATTTCCTTCCTTTTGTCCCTGTATAAAAGCCTGAGCATCGGTTAATTCTATTTCCCCCTCCACCGTTGCACGAGTGATGGCTATGGAAGCTTTGGATTCCTGTATCATTGCGGCTGTCTCTGCTTCCACCATCTTTAACTCATGTTCATTACCAGCTTTCTTAATGTCCAATTCTAGTTTTTGAGCTTTATATTTGAAAATTCCACCAACAACATTTCCAATAATTCCAGTGGCCATTCCAAGTATAGTTTCTAAAATCATGAATTTATCCTCCTCTTACCATATCTTTAATTATTAGCTCGGTCCTCCGATAACATTCAACGAAAATTCTTGGCCAGCCATGTGATTCATAAACGCTCTTATCGTAATTCGCGAATTAAGAATGGCTTTCTGTTCACCAAGCCAACCAAATTTAGCACCCAAAAGCAAACAACCCTCTACTGACGTTTTCAACCCTTTATCTTTTCGGCCAGCATAATTTCCACTGTGTATTAAGATGTAAGATCGACCTGGAACTTTCGTTACCCAATATGTATTTTTAAACCTTGGAGAATATCGAAGCTTACAAATATAATTTCCCGATGGAATACATGAGATACTTCGTTGATTATCTCTCCACGGTAGTTCGAGAGTCTTACAGTTAAAACCAGATTCGGTTATTAATGCTCCCTCTGTTCCGTGATCACTGGTTCTAAATCTTAATAGATAAACATTTTTCATTTTTTCACCTTCTTTTTTAATAGAAGTTTCTGCTGTTTTAATTTTAATTTTTGTAACTTCGCCCGTTTATTTTTATTGCAGCCACAAGCCATTATTTTTTACCGCCTGTCTTGAATTGTCTCATAACCTTTACAACAGATTTCAATAATTCAAATTTATTATCCGAATCTTTACAGATTTCATCTGCTTTTTCTAAGATTATATTCTGAACACTATCACTTGATGTTCCGGCATTTTTCATATAACTTCGAATACCTTCTTCATCAATCTTTTTTAACCTTTCCAGGTATTCACTTTTAGTGTCCTCAGTTATAATAATTGAAGATTCTGTTTGAATTTTTTTCTTTCTTTTTGGTTCTGGAAGTGTGACTTCTTCTTCTGGATCATCTACAATAATCTCAGCCTGTTCATCAACTTCCACATCTTCTGTTTTAATAGTTCTTACTTTGGGTTTTTTAATGGAAACTTTTGCTTTTACAGACACGGGTTCAACCATTTTTAATTTACCTTCCCATGGAACAAAGTAATTATGGTCAGTAAATACTTCTAACTTAGCTTCTATGCTACCACCTTTAATGTCATGTATAACATTGCGTAAGTGTGGTAAAGAAACTTTCACTTGTTGATTTTTTATAGTCACGGGAAAACCATACTCTATTCCACCAAATATAATTCTAAATTTGCCATTTAGAGTATTACGATCCAAACCCTGGACATCCAAATCAAATGTTATCAATTTTCCCTTATGGATATCTATCTGTATAGTTGAACTCATTTGTTTTTATCCTCGCATAAGACTATTTACTTTTTGTTCTACATTTTATAGATTTTGTTTAATCTAAAAATATGGATCATCTAACTCCTCAGAAGACATATTAACAGTTTTGATTTCTATCTCACATTCATCACAATCCTCTGATGTTACTCCGGTTACTGTAATTTCTCCAGGTGGGTCAGCATACTTTTCAGCCATTGCTGGACCGGAAGGACCACCACCACCACCTTGATTACATATAGGACATTCATCAACAATATACGTTTTAGTTATAGAATCCTCAGTCAATCCAGAATCGCGTACAATCAATTTAATCGTGAAAGTATCTAAGAATGGAAATGCATAATAAAAATCTATTTCTCCAACATCTTCCAATACTGCCAGGAGATTTCCAATACTATCTCTAACTTCCCATCTACTGTATATAATAGGTGGAAATGTTGTTGATGATGTATTTATGTATTTATAATTGAATAGTAAAGAATCACAATCTGGTAATTTCTCTCTTTCGAAATCAGCTTGAATTTCTGTTGTGCTTGATGAACTCGAACTGGTCGAAGAGCTGGATGAACTGGAGCTAGACGAGATCGAACTACTTGATAAACTAGAACTCGAACTACTTGATAAACTAGAACTCGAACTGATCGAAGAACTGCTGGATGAACTTGAGCTGCTGCTACTGCTGGACAAACTCGATGAGCTACTTGAGCTCGATGAACTCGAACTCGAACTCGTTGATGATGAGCTGGAGCTGGAGCTGGAACTTGTTGATGATGAACTGGAACTGGAACTCGTTGATGAAGAACTTACCGAACTGGAACTTGATGAACTTGAGCTGGAGCTTGACAGGCTTGATGAACTAGATGAGCTCGAAGAACTTACTGAACTGGAGCTTGATGAACTTGAGCTGGAGCTTGACAGGCTTGATGAACTAGATGAGCTCGAAGAACTTAC